CGCTGCGTCGTCGTGGCCTTGTTTGCCACCGCCCACTCCTGCCAGGCGAAGTTGGCTTCGGCCGCGCCGTACGTCGAGCGGTAGACAATGTCAGCCACGGTGGCGGCCGTCGAGCCCGTCGTATGCGTGGGATAGCCGCCCGTCAGCGCCTTGTAGAGCTGGCTGCCACCTTGGAGCGCCGTCTGGGTCGCCGCGGCTGCGGTGGTCGAATTGCCCACGCCGATCGCCGCCGTCGCATTGAAGTACTTCTTGGCCGACGTTGAAGCCGTGGAGCCCGATCCCTTGACGCACTCCCAGATCACCGAGGCCCCGCCGCGAAGCGCGAGATTCCCGGTCGTGTCCACGACCTCATAGGGCAGGATGCGGCCGGCGAGGATATCCGCATGCGTGATGGGCCGGCCATTGAGCATCGCCGGATACTTGTGGACCTGGGCGCGGGTCTTCCAGTGATACATCTCGCGACTCTCGACCCCCGCGCCGACGAAGGCCGCTTCGACCAGCCGATTGGCGTCATGCATGGTTCATTCCTCCGAGAAGACCAAGCCGGTCGTACACCGGCACTGTGGGTGCAACGGGGGTTCCATCAATGCCCCCTCATCCGTCGCGAATGGCTGCCCGACGAGCACTTCTTGCCCCTCGAGGGGCGCGCACCGGGGACACAGCCGCTCATCGTCCGTCACGATCCAGACACGCCGCGCCTCAGGGGACAGTTCGCCGGCCTGCTGGGCACTCTCCCAGGCCGCCCGCTGGCCGGTGTTGACCGCCCGAAGGGTTTCCGTCCGCGCGATCATCTCGGCCCGCAGTCTGGTTAGCCGTGCGGCGTACCGAGTAGCGCGCGCGTCGGCCTGTCCCGCTGGTACGCCGCGTGCCGCTTGCGCGGCGCGAAAGTTCTCAACCGCCTGGCTCCAGCGTGGCGTCAGGCCGATATGCTCACGGATCCGGCGTGCCACATCACGGGGCGGCCAGCCCTCGCGGATGGCACGCCCCATCAAATCGCGAATCGCGGCTCGGCTTTCCGCCGTGACGTCTTGGGCGAGCTGCGCCCCGGCCTGCTCGGCGGCCTCCGCAGCTCGAGTGTTGGTCAGATCGAACCGCATGCCGAGACGGGCTTGGCGCATCGCCACCTGGCCGCCGCCGAAGATGGCGTCCCGTAGAGCGGTGCGCAATGCGGGATCGAACTCCTGCTGCAGGGCGTCGAAGATGCGCTCCAGGCTCTCGCCCTGTTCCAGCATGGCCTGAAGGGCACGAAGATCAATGCGCGCGTAGATGCGGAGCAGGGCGTCGAGGAATTGGCGACGGACGGCTGGCTCCAAGCGGTCGGCCAGTCGCAACAGCGCTTGCGCGCCAGGCAGGGCCTTACGGAGTGTCAGCATCGTCGTGTGGCTTCTCGCCTTGAGGTTGCGCCTGCGCCATGGCCAATTCCAGCTGGCGCTCCTCCTCGCGCTCGGCTTCTCGCTGCTTCCACTCACGCTGACTGAGCGGCTTCACGCCCAGCATGGTGCGCAAGACGTTCTCCAGCGCCATATCGGGGAACAACGGCATCCCCGCACTGGACAGCGCGGTCAAGAACTGCCCGAACTCGGCCATGTCCTGGGCTTCGATGTCGCCATGGACGAGCCGCGGCGGATCCTCGGTCTCCATACCATTCAGCGCCAAGAGTTCAGGAATCGCCTGCCGATTGAACGGGGCGCTGATCTGGTCGAGATACGTGCCGAGGCTCACCGCAAAGAGATGCGTCTTGCTCGAGGCCAGGGCGAAGCTGCCGACCTTCTCATGCCCCACCTGCAGAAAGTCCGCCATCATCGTCTGCAGGATGCGCAGATCGTAGCGCTGGATCACCTCGCTCGTGTTGAACTGCCGATCGCCACCCGAGGACAGCAGCTCCAGTTTGTAGAGCGGGTTGCCCGTCTGCGTATCGTACACCATCGGCAGCGCGACGCCCTCCTGCTCGTTGCGCTTGATGTTACGCACGATGTCTTTGATCGTGTTGAGCGTGGCCTGGTCGTCCGCCGAGGCCTGCTGATCAAACAACTGGGGGGGCGCATAGAGCACCGGCAGCCCGGCCAAGTCGCGCTCGATGCCGATGCCCTCGATGTTCTCGATCTGCTTCTTGAAATACCACGACCGATAGCAGTTGCGCAGGATGCTGCGCCCCTCGGGGTTGTCCTTCAGACTCTCCGTCCGAAAGAGCAGTCCCTTGGCCATGGGGATGCGCACCAGCTGATAGGACGGCGGGGGGCGCTGTTCCAAGGCAATGACTTGGCGCTTGGCCTCGTCATAGACCCACTGCTCGAGCGAGTCCGCACTCCGCGGCGCGAAGCGGTACCAGCCGATCACACCGGTTGGGAGGGTGGCGTAGACCGTCTCATGGAATGCCCAGCCGTAGATGAACATGGCCATGAGCGCTTCTGCGATGAAGTCCTCCCACGTGTGGGCGAGCGAGGCCTTCGCGTCGTTCAATAGTTCCAGGCGAGGATCCGTCTCCTGCTCGTGCTCGAACGTCCACTCGACCTGCCGGGCGAGCAACGTCATCGCGCGGATGCCGGCGCCGATCGTGGCGTCGTTGTCCGCCATCTCCTGAAACAGCTTGTAGCGGGTGCGCTGGTCTCGGAGTTGGCGCTCAAACTCCTCATCGACCCGGCCAGCGAAGATACGGAGACCCGTGGCGCCGAGTTCACCCATCGGCTTGGGCTTGCCGTTAGGGGCCTGCTTCAGCCGGTTCGTCACTGCCAGACGTTGACTTGCGTCAGACTCATCGGCTTCACTCCCGGCGCCAGTTGCTGCACCAGCGCGTTGTAGGCGATCGCCGTCGCATCGACCTGGTCATCATGCCGCCCTGTGGGGAAACTCGTGAGTTCGTCCAAGTAGGCGCGATTCCACGGGCCCTTGACGAGTCGCACGTTCCCGGCTTCGGCCTGTGCGGCGAACGGACCAGCCTTGACGGTCTTCTCGCCCGAGGCTGGCTTCACCCCGAAGATATAGCCTTCGAGCAAGCGCGCAAACGCCGCCTTGGCATCCTTCCCAGCCGCCCCCGGCTCCTGCTCGCCCTGAATGCGGACTTGGCGGCCATCCCGTTCGGCCGTGGCGCGTATCCGTCGATCGCGCATTCCGGCATCCCATTGCCCGCGCTCGACGTCACGGACATAGATGACGCCATCCGGGGCGCGCTGCAGTAGCACGCCGGCCGTATAGTCACCGGCGTCCTGGGTGGCCGCTTGGTCCCAGCCGCGAACCAGGATCCCCGTAGGCGGGGCGACATCTACGATCGGGAACCATGCCCGCTTGAAGTAGCCACCTTCGCGTGGCTGGGGGCGCTGTTGCCAGAGGGCGGCAAACCAGTAATTGCCGACCCGGGCGCGACGGCGCTCTAGTTCCTCGCGGGGGTACCGTGCGGCGCAGAGCGCCTGATCTTCGCGGGCGGCGTCGGGCTCGATGGTGCATGACGCCGGGAACTCAGGCCATGGCTCGGCGAGAGCTGGCCAGTGGACGACGTGCCAGCGTTCGGGATTTTCCGACTCGCGCTCGAGCAAGTCGCCCACTAGGTCTTGTTCATGCCACCGCGCCATCGTGACCACGATCGCCGCAGCGGGTTCCTGTCGCGAATAGAAGGTGGCGTCGAACCAGTCGCGGATCCGCATGCGGATGAGTTCTGATTGGGCTTCCTTGGCGTCTTTGATGGGGTCGTCAATCACGCCGAGATGGAAGCCTTTGCCGGTCGCGGGCCCTCCTACGCCGGTCGCCCAGAGACCACCGCCCTGTCCTGTCTCCCAGTGCTTGATCGCCTCGACATCGAGCGTGCCCGCCTGGCCTTCGTAGTATGTGCGGGCGAGCCGCGAGTTGATGTGCGCGATGTCCGACGAATAGGAACTGAGAGCGACCCAGTCCGTGGGACGGCGCCGGAGGAAGTACGCCGGCAGCAGACGAGAGAGCAGGACCGACTTGCCGTGGCGTACCGGGGCTTCGATGATGACCCGACGCAACTCGCCGGAGACGATCCGTTCACAGATGGTGATGAGCCGCTTGATGTAGTCCCAGAACTGGTAGGTAGGGATGGCTCGGGCGATGAAGGCGCGAAAGTCGCCGGGGGGCAAACGCTGCGGGGGCGCGCTGAGGAGCAGGCGGTCCAGCTCGCGGCGTTCAGCCGCCGTCAGCTGCTTCACGACATCGGGGATACCCGGTGTCACCTATTAGCGAGCACTGCGCGCTCGATGACCTCCCAGCGCAGCCCGTGGCGGCCTGACGAGGACCACGATGCCCATATGGCCATGTAATATGGCAACCGTTCTTCGGGCGTTAGTTCCGACCAGCAGAGTTCACACAGCGGAAATATGCCGCGCGACTCCGAGACCTGTGTGATGTGACTCACCACAAACGGCCACGGCGTCTTGCATCGACCGCAGCATCCGTAACTGGGGGCGAGTTGCTGCGCCAATTCCCCGAGACGGACGTTCGGATGAAACTGGGTCACGCGAGCTTCAACCGCTGCTCGCCGCGGTGCAGCAGTT